ACCAGGAGGCCACCGCCCCTCAGGCAGCCTTCTTCGACGTGGGCGACACCTGGACGGGGAATACTAATCGCCAAGTCGCCACACTACCCGCCAGTCCTGCGCTGCCTTGCGCCGGCTCCTGGACCTGACCTCGACGGCCACCACGAACAGCTCCGCTGCCTCCCGCAGGAGATGAGGCGGTGCCTCCGCCAGCAGTGCCGGCAGCCGCTCCACCGCCTCCCGTATCTCCTCCGGCGACGGACCGATGGGCGGGGTCATGCCAGCTGCCTCTCGCTCCGCCTCCTCCAGCTCCCGCGAGAGCCGTGGCTGCCAGCGCAGGTACTCCTCCCTGGGCAGCACACCCTCCAGGTAGCCCTCCGTCAGCCTGTCCAGGCGCCGCCGCAGCTCCTCAGCCCGCCGCAGGTGCGCTGCCCGCTCTCGCTCCCATCTCTCGAGCGCCTGTCTCCTCCGCTCTTCTAGCTCCGACACCAGCCGCTCCACCAGGTCCCCATCTACCACCAGGCGCCGCAACTCCTCCCGGAACCACGCCTCCAGGCGGTCGGCCCGCACGGTGGCGCCCGGGCAGTCGCCGCGGCTGCCGTCGGCCTGGACGCGGCTCCGCGCCCGCGGGCAGGCCAGGTAGTGGTACCAGGCACCGTATGGCTTGCCCGGCCTGGCATGAGTCATGTACAGTCTGGAGCCACAAAAGCCGCAACGAGCCAGGCCCGCCACGGCGTACTGGCTCCGTAACGGGCGCTTGTGGCGGTAGCGGGCTGAGAGGGTTTCCTGCGCCCGCTCCCAGTCGGCCGGGTTCACCAGCGGCTCGTGCCGCCCGGGGTAGAGCTGGCCGCACCACCTGACCTGGCCGGCGTAGAGCGGATTGCGCAGGAGGCTCTCGATGTAGGAGATGTCCCAGCGCCGGCCAGGCACCGCCTCCCTGAGCCAGACACGGAGGCGCCTCAGGGACCATCCGTTCAGGAGGCGGCGGTAGATCTCCTGGACTATCGCCCCGTCCACCGGGTCCCAGACCACCACGCCGTCCGCCCCCCGGCGGGCGCCGAAGGGAAGCTTCGATGGATAGTAGCCCTGGCGGGCTCTGAACTCCTTCGCTGGCCGCACGCGGGAAGAGATGCGCCGAGACTCTTCTTCGGCCAGCACGAAGGTGATGGAGGAGAGAAGCCAGTTGGACAGGTCCTCCAGCGTTGAATGGAGCCTAACCTTTAGCCGCTCCAGGCGCCGCAGGGTGGGGAAGGCGTCGGCCACGTCGCGGCTGAAGCGGTCGGCACGGAAGACGACAATGTGGCGGAAGCGTCCCGCTTCGGCGTCCTGGAGCATCTGCTGGAACTGTGGGCGCCTGCCATCGTAGGCAGACTCCACGTCCACATATTCCGCCACCACGACGAGCCCATGGCGTTCGACGTACTCCTGGCAGCGGAGGCGCTGGACGTCTAGTGAGACATGGCCGTCCTGTGCCTGCTCGTCAGTGCTGACGCGGAGGTATATGGCAGCCAGGTCAGGCATCACTTGTACCCACGGCGCTTGCGGGGGCTGGGCGATAGGCCCCAGGAGCGGAAAGCACGGTTGAGACTGCGATTGACAGCCCTCCGCACCTGTCGCCTGAGCAGGTATCTCGCCAATGCGCTAGGCCCTCGGCTAGCAGCCCGCAAGAGCCAGTAGAACGACAGGGCCCGATAGATCCCTCTCGTCATGACTCGCACCCTATGCCGTCCCCATCGCGATCGAACCCGTGTGGGTCAGGAGGCCGCACTGGGAACCGCCGGTAGGGGATATCACCGCAGTCCAGGTCAGGGGGCGGCGGTGGAATGCAGACGGTCGGATAAGATGGGTCGCAGCGCTGGCTCTGACCACCGGGGGCTGGCTGCTGCCCCCCGGAGGGGCGCGAGGCCGGCGTAGGAGTGGGGGTAGGAGCCGGCGTAGGAGCCGACGTAGGAGCCGGCGTAGGAGTGGGGGTAGGAGTGGGGGTAGCCTGGCGGGCTATCGTGGGCGAGGGCTGAGGTGCCACTTCCCCCTCGTCGCCACAGGCTACAGCTATAGCTGCGACGATGCCCACAGCGATAGCGAGCTGTGCCCGCTTCATCAGGCTGCCTTTCTAGGCGGATGCCTGCGTCCGGGTGAACTTTACGACGATGGTGCCTTTGGTGCGGGAAGCGCCAAATATCAGGCCAATGCCTGTGGCTACCCTCAGGGCAGTGCGGCCTACATTGATGTGGCCCGATGTGCTACCCACCTGTTCAGCCGTCCACCCATAGCGGGCCGCGGTCTCGATGTCCCGTTCCATCTGCTTGATCTCGTCCTCCTTATAGGTGCGGACCGTGACCGCCCCCACCGGCGCATGCTTGTACCAGTCTGGGCGCTTCTCCCACCTGGCCTTGGCCCGCGCATCGGCCAATTCAGCGGCCTTCTGCGCTGCTGCCTTCGCCTTGTCCAGGAACCCCATCGGATGCCTCCTTTCTCAGCTCTTCACCCCTCATGTCCTCTGCCCATGCGACCCACGAGGCCAGCGCCTCTACCACGTCCAGCACCATCCCGTACAGGAGGGACGGTCGCCAATGTTCCACCAGGTAACCGCACAGTTCACGTAGCCTGTCCCTCCTGGGGTCGCTCCCCCGGTCTGGGTATGCGCTGCCGCACACGGTAGCCCTCAGAACGTCTGTTCTTCTGGGCTGAGACTAGCGCAGGCTGAGTAGGAGCGGCAACGGTTATCTGACCTGCGAGAGGGGCGAGCTTTTCCACGAGTTTTGCGCCCACGGCATCTTGTGCCAGGGCAGCGAAGCCTACGGCCCAGCGGGCCAGCGCTTCCTGCTGCTGGGGATCGAGTCGGTTGAGGACCTCCATCAGCGAGGGAGCGATGGGGGGCAGCGACGGCTCCAGCGCCTCGCGGCTGTAGCCCATGGCGATGAGGGCCTCGGCCACCGGGCGCCCCAATGCCTTGCAGACGGCCTCAACTTTCTCCGGCGGCGGGTTCTTGTAATAGCCGCTGACGATGCGCGAGACCTCGGCGCGTTCCCACTCGTCGCCCAGGGCGCGCAATAGGTCTGCCTGCCGCTTCCCCTGACGCGCCAGCTCGTCCCGCACCCAGGCAGCGAACCCAGCACCAGGACTGGGAGGCCATCCCCGCCTCTCAACAGCAGTCGCCATGACAACTGAGAGACTAGCACCATGTTACCAGTCTGGCAATACCATGTTGCCGAGTTAGTGCCAATCTCGCGTCGCCAAGTGCTTGACATGGCGCTGCCATATCGGTAACATGGCATTGCCATGGGTAAGCAACTGCTGCAGCCAAGGGCAGGCGTGGAGGTTGTGGTCAAGAAGCGGCGGGTGCGGCGCACGAAGCGCATCCGCGAGCAGAGGGGCCTCTCGGCCCACAAGGCAGCCGTCGCCATCGGTACGACGGCACCCACCATCATCAGGCACGACAACGGGGACCGCACGATGCGCTACCCGACGCTACAGGCCTATGCCAGGCTGCTCGGCCTGAGCATCGAGGAGGCCCTGGCCTTTGAGGAGGACTACTGATGGCCCACGTGCGGCGCAGGGAGGACGGGCGCATCGTCCTGTGCGCTGAGAGCGACCAGGACGTCTCTGCGCTAGCCCGCGTGCTGTGGGCATGCATCGAGAGGAGGTGGGAGAGGGCAGCATTGGACAGCACACTCACAGACCGAGGCCAGGGGCATGGCGGTGCCCCTGGCCTCGCCTTTGTCACCCGCACACCCCCTGCAAAGGAGGACTAGCAGATGACCCGTAAAGGAGTATACACGGCTGAGCAGATCGCAGCAATAGCGCCCCGGGCTACCAGGATCGTCCGCCTTTACGCCGACGGCTGCCGGGCTATCGAGCACGTGCAGCCTGGCACGCGCAACATCGGTGGCAGGGTCTACCACACCTGCCTGTACGCACAGGAATGGTACGACGCTCAGGGGCATCCCATCAAGGCTCCGCTGGAGCACGACCACGGCACGGGGCCGGGGCTGGCCGTCTGCGAGTGGGAGGAGCAACCGTCCCCCGGCATTTCGGTAGCAACGCTGCCCGACGGCAGGTTCGAGATCCGCTTGCATGGCTTTCGCTTCGTCCTCTCTTCCGCGGAGGCCAGGGAGCTGCACCACGGGCTAGGGGCAGAGCTCGATTGCAGGGATGACTGCCCCTGCTGGGAGGCCGGGCACCTGTGTGCCCAAGAGACCGTAGGTGACTGGTACCGGCCCTGGTAGGCAGCCATGGGCGTAGCAGCGCGGGAGTACAGGGTCGTCGGCCCACCGGGGACTGGCAAGACAGAGTTCCTCCGTCGCTTGGTGGAGGACTGGACGCAGCGCTTGGAGCGCTACTCGCCCCAGGAGTTCGTCCTGACTTCCTACACCCGCGCAGCTGCTGCCGTCCTGCGGGGGCGCGTGCCGGTGCCCGAGGACCACGTCGCCACGCTGCACTCCCTGGGATGGCGGGCCCTGGGCCGGCCGCCCATTGCCGAGGTCCCGCCCCTCCTGGACGAGTGGAACCAGGCCGTGCCGGTTCCGACCTGGCGCATCGGCGAGCCCGACGCCGACCTGGACGATGGCTACCTGCCCGACGAGGGCCAGGAGAGCGTCTTCGCCTACTACAACCTCTGGCGCGCCCTAGGCTCGCCGAAACCGCACATGCTGGCCCCGGACTGCAGCCCTGTGGTGGGGCCGTTCGCCCGGGCATGGGAGGCATTCAAGCGCGAGAAGGGAGCGGTGGACTTCGCCGACATGATAGACCTCCCCCTACGCGAGCGCCTGCCCTGCCCGGGCGCGCCCCGCGTCATCATCATGGACGAGGCCCAGGACGCCGTGCCGGCCCAGTGGGCGCTGTTGCGCTACTGGGCGCAGGCCGCCGATCACCTCATCGTGGCCGGCGACCCCGCCCAGACCATCTACGCCTGGGCCGGGGCCCGGCCGGAGCCGCTGCTGGAGCCGCTGCCGGCCCAGCGACAGCGCCTGCTGGCCCAGTCCTACCGCCTGCCGCGGGTCGTCCACGCCCACGCCGAGGTCTGGCTATCGCGCCACAGCGGGGGGCTCGCCCTGGGTCGCGAATACCGGCCTCGGGAGGACGAGGGCCGCGTCCGGCACCTGGACGCCACCTACCGCCACCTGGATCCCTTGCTCGACGACATCGAGCGCGAGCTGGAGCAGGGGCAGCGCACGCTCATGGTGCTGGCCTCCTGCGGCTACATGCTGAAGCCCCTCCTCGATGCGCTGCGGGAGCGGGGGATTCCATTCCATAACCCCTACCGCCCCAAGGCTGGCCTCTGGAACCCGCTGCGCCAGGCCAGGGATGGGCAGGTGAGCACCGTCGACCGCCTACTCGCCTTCCTGCGCCCCGACCGGGGCACGTGGGGCGACCAGGCCCGCTGGTGGACCGCCTCGGACGTGCGGCTGTGGGTGCCCATGGTGCGGGCCGACCAGTTCGCCGAGCGCGGCGGCCGCGATCGGCTGCTAGAGGCACTGGACAAGGAGGACGCCGACCCGCCCGACCTGGTGTTCGGGGCCCTCAAGCCGGAGGCGGCCATCAGCGCCGGCGCCGCGCGGGCCGACTGGCTGGCGGAGGCGGCGCTCGACCGCTACCGCAAGCAGCTCCGCTACGCCGCCGCCATCCGCGAGCGGTGGGGTGGGCAGGCGCTGCGTCAGAAGCCACGGCTGGTGGTGGGCACGATCCACAGCGTAAAGGGCGGCGAGGCAGACGTGGTGTATGTGTTCCCCGACATCTCATACCAGGCCTGGCAGGCCAACCTCACCCGCGAGGGGCAGGACGCGCTGGTACGAGTTTTCTATGTCGCGTTCACCCGAGCCAGGGAGGAGCTGGTGCTGCTGGAGCCGATGAATGGGAGGTTGTCGGCATGGTGACGAGTTTCTGGGAGGGAGAGTGCGTTTGGTGTGGCGGGCGGCTGCTGTGGCAGAGGGGGCGGGGCTGGGTGCACGAGGAGGGCGGCACCTACGTCATGTGGTGCCCCGACTGTGGCTGGCGCGGAGCGCCATACCCGTCTCCCCAGCGTTGCCCCCGCTGCGGGAGCCGGCAGGTGCGGGACCATCACTGCGCGCTGGCGAAGGCGTCGTGACGAGCGAGCGGGCCTTGAAGGAGCGCATTGTGCGGGCGCTGAGGGAGCGTGGCTGCGTGGTGATCCCACAGCCTGCCACGCCTATGGGGCTGGCAGGGCGGCCCGACCTGCTAGTGTGCGTGCCGCCGGACGGGCGCTTCGGGGCGCTGGAGGTCAAGCGCCCTGGGCAGACGGCGACGGTGCTGCAGCGACACCGGCTGGAGGAGATAGCGAGGGCGGGCGGCATCGCTGCCGTGGTGCACTCGCCGGAGGAGGCCCTGGCCGCATTGGGCCTCGAGATGGAGCACCCACGTTTGCCGAGGAGGGGATGACGATGCAGATGCCTATGTCGGCTACGGATGTCCTGGACCAGGCCAAGCGTTACGCGGCGCTGGTGGCCCGCAAGCGAGAGCTAGAGGCCGAGCTGCGGGCCATCCAGGACCAGCTCAACGAGATGGAGCCCGCGCTGGTGGAGGGCTTCATCGAGGCAGGAGTCCAGCACCTCCGCCTCGATGGCCAGACCATCTATCTGCAACAAGAGATTTGGGCATCGCCCGTGGACGGCGACTACGACGCCCTGTGCGATGCGTTGGAGCGGGCCGGTCTGGGCGACATGGTGGTGCGCCGTGTCCACCACCATACGCTCTCCGCCTGGGTGCGGGAGCTGCGCAAGGCCGACGAGGAGATACCGGAGGAGGTGAGGCCATACCTCAAAGTGAGCGAGACATACCGTCTCAGAGTGCGCAAGAGCGGCGAGTAACAGGCAGCACGAGGAGGAGAGAACGATGACCCAGAGAATGCAGAAGACCGAGAGCAGCCTCCAGGTCTATCAGGGCGACCAGTTCCCTGCCCTGGCCCAGACAGGGGTGGGGGAGCTGGTGCGGGAGGTGCTGGCGCCTGGCGAGTATATCGACGTTTTCAGCCTGCCGAGGGTCAAGGTGCCCGCGGGGGGCGGGCTGGTATGGGAGCTGCCCGATGGCACCACCGCCAAGGAGCTGGAAGGGATTATTGTCCTGCGGCAGCCCGTGCGGGCCTACTGGGCGAAGCCCTTCACGGGCGGAGGCACGCCGCCCGACTGCTTCAGCTTTGACACCATTACCGGCACGGGTACCCCGGGGGGTGCCTGCGCCACCTGCCCCTATAGCAAGTGGGGGTCAGCGCGCGGGCCGGACGGGCAGCAGAGGCCGGGGCAGGCGTGCCGCTACATCACCCGCCTCTTTCTGTTGCGCCCCGGGTCGCTGCTCCCCATGTTTATTCCAGTGCCGCCGTCCAGTGCCAAGGCAGCCAAGGCCTACGTGACGGAGCTGCTGGCCTCAGGGCTCCCCTATTGGCACGTGGTGACGGCCATTGGGCTGCAGCGGGCCCGTGGCCGCGACGGCATCGAGTACTCGCAGGTGACCTTCCGCAAGGTAGCGGAGATCCCGCCTCAGGATCGCGAGCGGGTCAATCAGTATCGCCTGGCCATCACGCCCGCACTCCAAGGGATGCCCTTCACGGAGGCCGAGGCTGCAGTGGTGCACGAGGATGAGGGCAATGGAGGGGGAGGCTACTAACGCCTCCCCCTCCACAACGGCGCAGCAGGGGCAGATGCGATGCAGCGCGAACTGCGAGCGCGCTTAGAGCGCTACCTGGAGCGCAAACTGCGAGAAGCGATGGACGATGCCAACAAGGCATGGGTCACTGCCCTCGGGCTGCGACGCCGCCACGAAGCTGACCGTCTGCGCTTCATCATCCGCGCCTTGGAGGAGCTGGCCGCCGAGGTGGCACAGGATGCCGAAAGGATACTACCCGGGCAGGAATAACTGGACGCAGGCGGAGTTGGAGCAGTTGGTGTACATGGCCCACCGGGGCTACCTCGATGCCGAGATAGCGGCCGCACTGGGCAGGACAACGGAGGCCGTGCGGGTCAAGCGCAAGCGCATACGCCTGTACAGGCGAGGCCGAAGCGGCTGGCTCATGAGCGCCCACGAGGTCGCCCGTGTCATGGGCATCGATGGCTGCGGGAAGACAGTCGCCAGGTGGATACAGCGGGGCTGGCTCAAGGGACACAAGGCAGGTAGTGCCGGGCCATATCGCCGCTGGTGCGTGGGGCGGGATGCCCTGTTCGACTTCGTAGCCGACCCGAAGTATTTCCCCGTTTACGACCCAGAGCGGATCCGTGACCCCGAGCTGCGAGCACACGCCATTGAAGCCCGGCGAGGCCGCAGATATCTACGGCCGGGGGAGGTAGCACGGAGGTACTGGGTGACAACTGGTGCCGTCAACCAATGGATACACCGCGGGCTGCTACCCGCAGTCAAATGGGGCAATTGGTGGGTGCCTGAGGACGCATTGGACAGCTTCGTGCCCCCGTGCGAGCGCCCGAAGCAGGGGCTGCAGTGTCGCCGCTGGACTCCTGAGGAGGACCACCTGCTGGTCTCGCTGGTAGCCCAACAGCGCAAGTGGCGTCAGATTGCGACAGCGCTTAAGCGGTCGGTGAATAGCGTCTACAGCCGCTACTACCGGCTCACGGGAGGACGTGATGGACAGCGAGGCATGGGAGCCCACCTGGTGGACATGGCTGTTCGTCAGCCCATGGGGAGCGATGCTCCTAGCATGGCTCATCGATGACATCGCCCACTACCTACGACGGAGGACACGGCATACGTGGAAGAGGGCGCTCCGCAGAAGCCGCATCTTGAGGCTGCCCTAGATTACCTGCAGCTGGGCTGGAGCGTCATCCCCGCCCATACGGCCGGGCCTGACCGCTCGTGCTCGTGTGGCCGTGACCACTGCGCTAGCCCGGGCAAGCACCCTCGGATCAAGTGGGAAGCCTATCAGGAGAGGCTGCCCACTGAGGAGGAGGTGCAGCGCTGGTGGCGCAGATGGCCCGAGGCCAACATCGCTGTTGTCACCGGCAAGGTCTCAGGTATCGTGGTGCTCGATGTAGACCCCCGGCACGGCGGCGACGAGAGCCTGCGCGACCTAGGTGGACTGCCAGATACGACCACCGCCATCACCGGTGGCGGAGGACTGCATCTGGTATTCGCTCATCCGAGGCGGGAGATCCCCAACCGCGCCAGTATCTGGCCAGGCATCGACTTGCGGGGAGACGGAGGCTACATCATCGCCCCGCCCTCTCAGCACGAGTCGGGCCGCCGCTACGAGTGGGAGGTGGGCCGTTCGCCCTGGGAGATGGCACCGGCTCCCCTCCCTCAAAGCGTGCTGGAGCGGGCCGTCTCCGGTATCCCCTCCCTGGGGGAGGCGGCGGAGCCCCCCTTCGACCTGGACGCCGTCCTCCAGCGGGGCGTCCGCGAAGGGGAGCGCAATGTGATGATGACCCGGATCGCTGGCCACCTGCTAGGCATAGGCAAGGATCCGCTGGAGGTGGCCCAGGCCTGCCTCACCATCAACCGCCTCCATTTCCAGCCGCCCCTCGACGATGCCGAGGTCTGGAAGGTCGTACGCTCCATCTGGCAGCGCGAGACGCGCAAGCGCGAGGCACTGGCCCTGGCCCAGAAGGAGGACGTGCCTGCCGATGAGCTGGGGCCGCAGGACAGGCAGCTCCTCCAGGCCCAGGCGTGGCGCCAGCTGGGCCTCAACGGGTACGAGGCCATCGACACCATCTGCTACCGGATGGGCGAGACGGTCCAGTACAAGCTCGTGCTCTCGGATGGCACCACGGTGCCTCTGGGGGACGACCTGCTATCCCAGGCCCAGGTGCGGAAAGCCATCGCCAACCATTTGCATATCGTGTTGCCCCAGCGCAAGGCGCAAGAGTGGTGGGCCCTCATGCGCCCCATCCTCGCCACGGTGCGGGACGAAGAGGCGCTCCCGCCGCCGAAGGAGCAAGTGGAAGACTGGCTGTACTGGTTCTGTTCCGAGACGCCGCCTCTAGAGTACGAGGACCCGGACACGCGTCACGAGGCGTTCCGCTCCGGCCAGCCTGTCCTCTACGGCGGCTACCTCTGGCTCAAGCCGTCACGACTGTACCAGTACATCGACGCCCGATTGGCCATGCGCCTGCCCTACGACCGCTTCATCCGCTACCTGCGGGAGGCCGGCTTCGAGCCGGCCTGGCTCTGGACCGGCGGGGGCCGCACCGATTACCGCCACCTGCGCGGCTGGCGCCGCCCCTGGCAACCGGAGGTGCAGTCATGAACAGGAGTCCCACGGTTGTCACGCGTTGTCACGCGTGTTGTCACATCCGGAACTCTTATATACGGTTGTCACGCCGTTGTCATTCTCTGTCACTCTTATCGCGAAAAATGTTCTTTGCATCGGAGGTCGTGAAAGTGACAGAATATGACAACGCTATGACAACGCTAGTGACAACGCCTTGACAACGTAGTGACAACGCCTGTGGAGATGAGAGAATGACGATTGTTGCGGCGAGACCGGCGTTATGGCGCCACCAGGCGGAAGCGCTGGCTTTTTTGGCCTCTGTATATCAGGACGGTCGGCGAGCAGCAGCCCTGCATATCGATATGGGCGGCGGCAAGACGCGCATCGTGGTGGAGCACGTCGCCCAGCGGGCGTACCGCAGGGTGCTGGTGGTCTGCCCCAAATCTGTCGCCACCGTGTGGAAGGCCGAGGTAGCCCAGTGGTGGCCCCGCTCAGACACCCCCATCGTCCTAGACCTGTCGCACGGAGCTGTCAGCCGGCGTGCGCAGGAGCTAGGGCTATACACCGATAGGCCTAATATGCCTGTCCTGATAGCCATAACCAACTACGACGCCTTCTGGCGGGAGCCACTGCGCTCGGCCATCCTCCGAGCCCGCTTCGAGCTGGTGGTCTACGACGAGAGCCACCGGCTCAAGATGCCCGGGGGCAAGGCATCCCTCTTCGCCGCCTACCTGCGCGACCGAATCCCCCAACGACTGGCACTTACAGGCACCCCCATGCCTCACTCCCCCCTAGATATATATGCCCAGTACCGGGCCCTCGACATCTCCGTCTTCGGGCGCTCCTTCGCCGCCTTCCGCTCCCGCTACGCAGTCATGGGCGGCTACGAGGGACGCCAGGTAGTGGGCTTCCGTAACCTGGACGACCTGGCCCGTCGCGTCGCCACCATCGCCTACCGCGTCGCCCCCGAGCAGTTGGACAAGCCCCCAGCAACGGACACCGCCCGCTATTGCTACCTGGAGCCGCAGGCAGCCCGCATCTACCACGAGCTGGAGGAGGAGCTAGTGGCAGAAGTAGAGGCGGGCACTATCACCGCCGCTAACGCCCTGGTCAAGCTCTTGCGCCTTCAGCAGGTGACTTCGGGGGTAGTGCGCACCGAGGGCGGCCAGGAGGCACAGGTGTCCACTGCCAAGCGCGAGGCCCTAGCCGAGGTGTTGGAGGACCTGTCGCCCACGGAGCCAGTGGTCGTGTTCTGCCGCTTCCGCTCTGATCTGGACACGGTGCACAACGTCGCCCGCGCCCTGGGGAGGGCGAGCTTGGAACTGTCGGGGCGGCGCAACGAGCTGCGAGTATGGCAGGAGGGCAAGGCGCCCATCCTGGCCGCACAGATGCAGGCCGGGTCCCTGGGCGTGTCTATGGTCAGGGCCCGCTACGCTGTGTTCTATAGCTTGGGCTACTCCCTAGGTGATTACCAGCAGGCTAGAGCACGGCTGGTACGCCCGGGCCAGCAACGAGGAGTGACCTTCATCCATCTGCTGGTCCGGGGCACTGTGGACGAGCACGTCTACCAGGCGCTGGAGGCTAAGGCGGACGTGGTAGAGCACGTGCTCAGACTGCTCAAGCAGAGAGGCTGAGGGGGAAGATAGCCATGAGCTACGTACCGCTGGTGGACCTGGACATACAGACAGACGACGGCAAGCGCTACTGGCTGGGCGCAGTCATAGGAGACTGCCCGCAGGCAGCGATGAGCTTCATGCTCGCCTTCGACGAGGGCAAGATCGCTATCCGAACCGCCTACATGACGTATGTCTTCCCAGCCACCAGCGACGAGATGGCAGCATTCGTGTCGGCATTCCGGGCGTGGACGCCCGAGAAGCCCATCACCGTACAAGGTGCAAGGCTATGTCTCATGGGGCGTCCCCTGAGGATACGGACCATGGGCAACGATGGCTACGCGCTAGGGACGGGCCCAGGCATCTGGATGAGGGATGACCTCGCATATCACTAGGGAGACGGGAGTGTAGATACGGGATGGTGAGACGCAAGGCACCGTCCATCGTGACCGTGGAGCACCACCTGCTGAGGTGCCCCGAGTGCGGCGCGAGGCACTGGCTGGTGGTGCCGGTATTCGATGGCCTTGCGGCGGCGGCGTGGGCGCGCCCACACACTCTCTTGTGCGGTGAGTGCCAGGCCGAAACGGAGTTGCAGAAGTGGGTCATCGAGGCGTGGGCGAACCGCCCATTGCGGGAGGCGTGAAAGTGTAGATACGGGATGGCAGCACGTAAGGGCCGGTCCAGACTAGCATCAACAAAGCTGCCCAGGCTGGAGTGGAACGACCGAGCATGGCGCCTGGAGGAATGTCGGTGCGTGCATTGCGGCTGGCAGTCGCCTCGCCCGTGGCATGAGAACCTCCGCTGTGGGCGTTGTGGGTGTACCAGCTTCTCTATCGGGGAAGGCAGCCCCTTACATACGTTCGACGTGTCGCGGCTGCCCGCCGGCGTCCAAGTGCCGTCGGCTGGGCTGCCGGATCCGGGCCAATGTAGCTGCGGGAAGTGTCGAATATAGGCGTAGCGACGGTTAGTCAAGAAGGAGGGGCGAGATGGCCGAGAAGGTCTTGCTCACGGTGGGGGAGGCGGCGCAGCGGCTGGGCATCGGGCGCTCCAAGTGCTATCAGATGGTGCTGGCGGGCGAGCCCGCCTCCGTCAAGCTGGGACGCCGGCGGCTGGTGCCAGCCCGGGCCCTGAACGAGCTGGTAGACCGCTTGCTGGCCCAGGACGGCGGCATGATGGGCATCGCCCACACGCCCTCACTGCAGGAGAACATCGAGGCCTATGGAGGGAAGAAAGAGTCGCAGGATCCTGCCAAGAGCCACCCTGCCCTGGCGCCCATCGAGGAGGAGCTGCGGGAGGCGGAGGCCAGGCTGGATGCAGCACAGGTAGCCTATGCCCAGGCCCTGGCTGACCGGATAGCTCTGGAGCGGCTCCTGGAGCGTCAGGGAGGGCGCCTGAACGAGGCCGAGGCGAAGGCTGCCCTGGACGCAGCCACCGCCCGCTTCGAGGAGGCCGAGCGAGCCCTGAAGGAGGCGCTGCTCAGGGTGGGAGTCCTCCGGCGCAAGCGCACCCTCAAGCTTAGGGAGATAGGCCGCCTGTAGGCGATATGATATAATTAACCTGCCTGACAATGCCTGGCCCAAAAGGAGACTGGGCGCCAGAGCGGTAGCAGAGGCGCTGAAACAGACATATGGGGTCATCACCGAGGCAGCCAAGCTCCTCGGCTGTAACCCTCGCACCCTTCACAGATACCTCCAGCGCTACCCTGAGCTGCGCCAGGCCATCGAGGAGGGGCGCAACCGGCTCGTGGACCTCGCCGAGAAGCGCCTCTTCGACCTGGTGAACGAGGGCCACCCCTCCGCCATAATCTTCACCCTCAAGACCCTGGGCAAACACCGCGGCTACATCGAGCGACAGGAGCACGAGATATCTGGCCCGGCGGGCGGAGCCATCCGCATCATCTTCGAGGTGATAGATGAGCGCCCTACCCCTGCTGACTGAAGTCCGCTACCAGCTCTACCGCACCCAGCGGGAGTTCATCGAGGACACATCGCGCCTGGTGGCCTTCATCGGCGGGGTAGGCTCCGGTAAGACCACCGCTGGCGCCCTGCGCGCCCTCCGCCAGGTCTTCGGGCGTGACTCTTCGACTCTGGGGATGGTGGTGGCGCCAACCTATCGCATGCTGGCCGATGCCACCTGGCGCACGTGCCAGGCGGTGTGGGGGCCGCTCTTGGCCGACGTCAACCGCTCCGAGATGCGGATGGTGCTGCGGGGTGGGCACGAGGTGCTGTTCCGCTCGGCGGACGACCCCGACCGGCTGCGGGGGGCCAACCTGCACTGGGCCTGGATAGACGAGGCGGCCCTGTGCGACGAGGAGACCTGGCCGGTGGTGCTGGGCCGCCTGCGGGCGGGCGGCGAGGCGGGCATGGCCTGGCTCACCACCACGCCCAAGGGCCTCAACTGGGTGCACCGCTTGGTGGAGGAGGGGCGAGTGGTGGCCTATCACGCCACCACCATGGCCAACCCCTTCCTGGCCCAGGAGTACATCGACAGCCTACGACAGCAGTACCCCTCGGAGTACGCCAGGCAGGAGCTGCTCGGCGAGTTCGTGCAGCTCGGCGCCGGCCTTGTGCGCCGCTCGTGGTTCGAGGTGGTGCCCCGGGCGCCCGAGGGGCTGCGCTGGGCCCGCTACTGGGACCTGGCCGTGTCCACACGAGCAAGCGCCGACTATACCGCATCGGTGAGGGCAGCCGAGCGCGATGGCATCATCTACCTGGACGGCCTGGTGCGTGGCAGGTGGGAGTGGCCCGAGACGAGACGCATCATCCTCCAGACCATCGCTGCCGAGCCCGACACCCAGGTGGTGGGCATCGAGGCCAACGCCTTCCAACTGGCGGCCGTCCAGGAGCTGCTGCGCGAGCCAGCAGCCCGCCACGTGGCCATCCGGCCAGTGACGGCGGACCGGGACAAGGTAGCCCGCGCTCTGCCCTGGATAGCCCGGGCGGAGCAGGGGCTAGTAAAGCTCGTGGCCGGATCTCGCTGGCACGAGGCGTTGGACGAGATGGAGGCCTTCCCCGAGGGTGCCCACGACGATGTGGTGGACGCCGTCTCGGGCGCCTATGCTCTCCTGGGGGGCCGCCGCGTGGTCAGGGCGTACTGAGATGGACAGGGCTAGGGTATTCCGGCTGGCGACGGTGCCGCTACGTCTCGTGCGCAAGGCGCTCACGGCGATGGTCAGCCCACCGAGAGCGCTGGGGATGCTGCTGCTGCCCCGCACCCGCTACGACTACGCCCGCGATGTGGGCGACGGGCTGGGGTCCTCGGTGGTGGTGGCGCCCGTACTGTGGGCGGCGAGAGCGTTCCCCGAGGCTCCGCTGGTCCTGTGGCGCCGCCTCCCCGATGGCGAGCTGGAGCGGGTGGGGGAGCATCCGCTGCTGGACGTGGTGGAGTACCCCAACCCCTTCTACTCGGGACCGCTACTGTGGATGGCTACGGTGGTGGACTACATGGTCACGGGCAACGCCTACTGGGCCAAGGTGCGAGACCGCCGCGGGCAGGTGGCCGAGCTGTGGTACATCCCCGCCTCGCTCATCGAGCCCGTGCGCCCACCTGACGGGTCAGCCTATCTCTCGCATTATGAGTACCGTGCTGGCGCTCAGATACTGCGCCTGGAGCCGGCGGACGTGGTCCACTTCCGGCACGGCATAGATCCCAACAACACTGCCAAGGGCCTCTCCCCTCTGGCCTCGCTCTTGCGGGAGATTTTCACCGACGACGAGGCAGCCAACTTCACGGCCAGTCTCTTACGTAACCTGGGCGTGCCGGGAGTGGTCATCGCCCCCAAAGACCCCGACCAGGAGATCCCCGAGGAAGAGGCGGAGACCATCAAGCTCAAATGGAAGCAGCGGTTCGGGGGGGACAGTCGTGGCGAGCCCCTGGTGCTGGGCGGCCCCGTCCAGGTGATGCCCTTGGGGTTCAGCCCCGGCGAGATGGACCTGAAGGCGTTGCGCCGCATCCCCGAGGAGCGAGTGACCGCCGTGCTCGGCGTGCCAGCGATCGTCGCTGGGCTCGGCGCGGGGCTCGACCGGTCGACCTTCGCCAACTATGCCGAGGCGCGGGAGGCGGCCTACGAGTCGCTGATCATCCCGATGCAACGGCTGCTGGCCGCCGAGCTACAGACGCAGCTACTGCCCGAGTTCGAGCAGGACTACCGTAGTTTTCGAGTCGGCTTCGACCTCTCCAACGTGCGGGTGCTCCAGGAGGACGTGAACAGGGCGGCCGAGCGGTGGGCGGTGCTGGTACGCAATGGCATCGCCACCAGGGGGGAGGCGCGGGCGGCCTTCGGCCTACCCGTGGACGACGAGGTGGACGACGTCTACCTGGTGCCTGTGAACGTGGTGCCGGAGCGAGCATCGCGGCCGGCGACGCCGCCTGCCCCCGAGGCGAGGGCGCTGCGCCTCAAGGCCATCAGGGAGCGAGAGCGACGGCTGGTGCTGGCGCTGCGTAGGGATGCCGAGCGCCTGGAGGCAGCGTTCGCCCTCGAACTGGAGCGTGAGTTCAAGGAACTGGGCAGGCTGGCAGAAGAGGCCTATTTACAGGTGGCAGCGCCAAAGGCACGTGGCGGGAACGGCAGGAAGCAGGAGGATCTGGAGGATCTGGACGCGGCCCTCATCGATACTATCCTCGCTGCTATGCGTATGCAGGACTGGCAGGCGACCGCCCTGACGCCCCTCTATGAGCGACACTACCTGCGGGTGCTGCAGGCGACGGTGGATACCATCAATGCCGTGTTGGAGCTGGGGGTGGACCTGCCCGACTATGTGCAGCGCAACGTGGTGGCCATGGGCGGCAAGCGCGTAGGGCTGCTGGACCTGACGGGCGAGACGCGGGAGGCCATCTTACGGGGGCTGACGGAGGCCCGCACTCTGGGGATGGGGCCCATCGAGGCGGCCCGCAGGATACGGGAGCTGGTGCCCGCGGGGCGCTTCGTGAATGCCGGGCCCAAGTATCGTGCCGAGCTGATCGCCCGCACCGAGACCAAATATGCCCAGAACGTCAGCTCCGTCCTGGCCTACCGCCAGAGCCCGGCGGTGATAGCGGTGCAAGTGCTGGACGCTCAGCTTGGGCCCACGGATGAGGAGTGCGAGCTGTTAGACGGGCGGGTGGTGAGCCTGGACGAGGCGGAGCGGCTGGCGGAGGAGGAGCACCCCAACGGCACTCGCAACTTTGCCCCGGTGACCCGCTGATGGCGCTGATGGTGAAGGCCTATGCCCTGCGCTGCCCCACCTGCGGGCGGTTCCTAGCGGAGGTGGAGGGCATCGCCCGCCTGGTCTGCCGCGACTGCGGCCACGAGCTGGTCTTCATCCCCAAGGGGCGGCGCATTGTGCCTGGGGGTCTTGACAAGGGGTGGCAAGCTGATATCATAGAGACAACCGAATAAGCGGCTCATTCTAACGAGCCAGACGACGGCCCCTTGCGCCAGATTTCGGGCCTCAGGCGCAGGGGGCTGTTTTGTCTTTGGAGCGCAAGAGCATAAAGCTCGACCTGCCGCCTGACCGCCCCGAGGGCTCGGTGGTGGCGGTCTTCTCCCGCTTCAACGTCGTCGATGCCGATGGCGACGTGACGCTGCCCACTGCCTTCGAGGACGGGGCCCCAGTGCGTATCGCCTCCTGGGGACATAAGTGGGCGGACTTGCCGGTGGGGAAGGGGCGCGTCGTGGTCACGCCCGAGGCGGCCCTTCTGGATGGTCAGTTCTTCCTGGACACCACTCCAGGCCGTGAGACCTACCTGACGGTCAAGAACCTGGGCGACCTGCAGGAGTGGAGTTACGGCTTTGAGGTGCTGGAGTCGGAGTATGGCCAGTTCAACGGGCAGCAGGTGCGGTTCCTGAAGAGGCTGCGGGTATTCGAAGTCTCGCCCGTCCTGGTGGGGGCGGGGGTGGGCACTATGACGGTGGCTATCAAGGGGGCCAAGGGCCGCCCTGTCCCGTCCCACAACACCGACAAAGCCCCGGAGGACGAGCGCTGGAGCCGTCCTACCCTTGGCGACTTCACGGACTCCCTCTTCGAGGACCTGCCCGAGCGGGAGAGGACGCGCATCGGGCAGCACTTTGCCTGGGCCGCCACCTGGCCGCCCGAACGCTACGGCGACCTCAAGCTACCCCACCACAGGCCCAGTCAGTCGGGGGTAGGGCCTGTGGTCTGGAACGGCGTGCGGGCTGCCATGGGGGTGTTGTTCGGGGCCCGCGGTGGGGCGGACATCCCCTCGGAGGACGAGCGCGGGGTGTACAACCACCTGGCGGCGCACTATCGGCAGTTCGACAAGGAGCCGCCGGAGTTCGACGACCTGGACGGGGGGCGGGTGCTCTACGCAGCCCACCTGCTGGACGAGGCGGGCATCCAGCTCGTGGCCCTCAAGGCGGGGCTGAAAGAGGGGCGGGTGCTGTCCTCGGCCAACTGGGAGCGGCTGGCGCGGATGCTGCAGGCCATCAAGGAGGCACTGGCCGACATCGAGGAGCTGCTGGAGAGCACGAGGCCTCCGGAGAAGGCGATGCGGGAGGAGCTTATGCGGCAGTTCATGCGCTACGAGAGGCTGCGGGCCGATCTGGCCCGAATCGGCTGAAGGAGGGAAGGGAGATGACCACGACCAAGCGGGAGCTGCTGGAGGAGTACGAGGCCAAGGCCAAGCGCCTGCACCAGGTGTTCGAGGAGGCGGGGCCTGAGCTGGACTTGACCAGGGTCAAGAGCCTGGATGGGGACACTCAGGCCAAGGCCCAGGCCATCCGCGCCATGAACGACGAGCTGGCTGCCCTCAAGCGCCAGATCGAGGAGCTGGAGGAGCTGGAGCGGGCCAAGGAGAGCGTTAAGGAGGGGCTGTCGTGGCTGCGGCAGCCGTCGGGCGGGGTGCCCCACCCGGCCGGCGGCTCCGGGGCGCCGGCTCCCCAGAAGAGCTTGGGCGAGTGGGTGGTAGGCGCCGCGGCCTTCCAGCAGTACGTCAAGGCCAGGCCCGGGGGCTCCGTCGTCCTGGAGTTCGAGGAGTTCGAGGTGAAGGCGCTCTTCGACGAGGTGTCTGGCTTCCCGCCAGAGGTCACTCGCACAGGGCGGCTGGTGGAGTTCCCCCACCGGCCCATCCAGGTGCTGGACCTGATCCCTACGACCACCACCAGCCAAATCGCCGTGGCCTATATGGAGGAGACCACCAGTACCAACACCGCCGCTGAGGTGGTGGAGGGCGGTGTTTACCCCGAGGCAGCCTTCGCCTTCACCGAGCGCTCCAGCCCCGTGCGCAAGGTGGCCGTCTACTTGCCTGTGACGGACGAGGTGCTGGAGGACGTGGCGCGGGTCCAGGACATCATCAACAACCGCCTGACCTTCTTCCTGCGCCAGCGGCTGGACAACCAGGTGCTGAACGGCGACGGCACCCCTCCCAACCTCCGCGGCATCCTGAACACCTCGGGTATCCAGACCCAGGCGAAGGGGACCGACCCTACGCCGGACGCCATCTACAAGGCCATGACCAAGGTCAGGGTGACCGGCCGGGCGACGCCGGGCGCAGTGGTGATGCACCCCAACGACTGGCAGGAGGTGCGCCTGCTGCGGACGGCCGACGGTGTCTACATCTGGGGCTCGCCCTCGGAGGCTGGCCCGGAGCGCATCTGGGGGCTGCCGGTCGTGCAGACGGAGGTCATCCCCGAGGGCACCGCCCTGGTGGGGGACTTCCGCAACTTCAGCGAGCTGGCGGTGCGGCGGGGTATCACTGTCGAGGTGGGGTTCATCAACGACGACTTCGTGAAGGGCAGGAAGGCCATCCGCGCCGATATCCGGGCCGCCTTCGTGGTCTACCGGCCCGCCGCTTTCTGCACTGTGACGGGCATCTAGAGGTGACGAGATGAGCGTGATAAGCGGCGGCAACGTCATTCGCGCCAGCGCTGGCGCGGTGGGGGTGAAGCCGCGCACTTATTACGGACACGGCGCCCCTGATGCCACCACCTACGCCGGCGTGAGGCAGGTGGGCGAGTTCTATGTGGACGTGGACACAGGCAACCTCTACGAGTACACGGAGCCGGGCGGCACGCCCACCTGGACGCGCATTGACACGGTGTGATGGGCATCGAGGTACGCAGGCTGAGGGAGGCGCAGAAGATGCCGACAGTGAAGCTGGACCGGCGGCTGTGGCTGACGGCTGACGGCAGCCGGCTGGTGGAGGACGGGGACCCCGAGGCGGCCTTCCTCTGGGCAGCGCCCGGCGATGAGGTGGACGCTGCGGAGCTGGAGCAGCTGCTGGGCAAGAAGGCCAAGCGGAAGGCCGAGGACAAGGCCGTCAAGGGGCCTGCTGAGGACAAGACTGCAACTGAGGGTGAGGTGGTATGAAGCGAGTCGCTGACCTGGCATACCACGCGCTTTCTGGCAACGACACCGACCCCACGGTGACGGAGATAAGTCGGGGGACGGTGACGGCTGCTCTCACGGGCGTCGCCAACATCGCGCTGCTGTTCCTGCCTATCCCCGAATCCCAGAAGGCGACCATCATGGCGTCCATCAGCCCCAGCATCGTGCTGGTAGCAGCGGTGCTGTGGGGCTACTACGACCGGCTGCTGCGCAAGGTGACGGAGGACGCAGCGGGGGCCTACCGCGATGGCGCTGCTGACGGTCAGTGAGCTGCGGCAGCATCTGGAGACTGACCTGAGCGACCAGGCGCTCCAGCGGCTGCTGGACGATGCTGACGCTGAGGTGGTGCGGCGTTACGGACCTCACCCACCAGGGCCGGCTGTGGAGACCCACGTAGGTGGCAATAAATACGTCTTCCTCCGTCAGCGGGCGGCCGCGATCCAGTCCGTCACCGAGACGGTGCGCAACGTGACCACCGTGCTGTCGTCGGACGACTATCGCGCCCTGGGGGACGGTCGCTATCTGGAGCGGTTGGCTTCGGGGTCCAACCCACGGGTCTACTGGGGCGACTTCGTGACGGTGACCTTCGAGCCCTATGACGACCGCCCTCAGCGGCGGCGGGCCATCATCGACCTGGTGCGGCTGGCGCTGGAGTACAACGCCCTGGAGTCGGTGGGCGTGGGCGACTACTCGGCCGACTCTCTTGACTACCAGCGCGAGCGGCGGAGACTGCTGGCCGAGCTGAGTCGGGGGATGACGCTGTCATGAGCGCCAGGAGTCAGATGGTGCACCGTGCTGTCATCGAGAGGGATATGAGCACGGGGAGCGACCCCTACGGGCAGCCTGTGCCACCGTCCTGGCAGGTGCGGCATACCGCTCTCCCCTGCTACTTCTGGACGGAGGCGGAGCGGGAGTTGGAGGGGCGGGTGAACGCCATCGTCTCGGACCACCGGATGCTCGTGCCCAAGGGGGCCGATGTTGAGCAGGGCGACCGGGTGGTGGCCGTGCAGGACCGCCTCGGGCAGCCGCTCCTGGAGCGGGCGATGGCGGTGGCAGGCATTATCCCCCGCCGTGACCACAAGGTGCTGTTGCTGGAGGGGGTGGCATAGTGGTCAGGGGCCGGCTGGACTGGCGAGGTAGGGAGATGGAGCAGCGGGTGGAGCTGGCCTGCCGCATCGCCATCGACGAGACGATGGCCGAGGCGGTGCGTGAGGCTAAGGTGAGGACGCCAGTAAAGACGGGGACGCTCCAGGGATCCATCCGCTTCGAGCCGGCGCAGCGAGAGGGCGGTCGCGTGGTGGGGCGCTGGGGCAGCTTCGATGTCAACTATGCCCTCTTTGTTGAGATGGGCCACCACACCCGCAGCGGGTCGTTCGTGCCGGGGCGCTTCATGCTGCGGCAAGGGGCGGACATCGCTTACCCCAAGCTGCGGGATAGGCTGCGGAGGGCCCTCGGGTGAAGACGCTCGTGGGCTTCCACCTAATCATCGATGGCCAGGCCCGGCAGCGACGCCCGGGCTGGACGCTGGGCGACCTGCGCAGCCTGCTGGAGGAGCTGGTGTCCCTGACGGGCCTGACGGTTGTATCGGGCCCGCACCTGCAACGACATGGACAGTGGCTCATCGGCATGACCATCATCGCCGAGAGCCACGTCAGTGCTCATCTGGACTGCGAGTGGGGCCAGGCATATGTGGACGTATTCTCGTGCCGCCCATTCGACTATGTGAGAATCCCACACGTCGTGGCGCGGCGGCTGGACCTGGTGCGCTACCAGCACCAGTACATCGAGAGGGTGAGCGATGCGCCCTGACCCCGTGGAGGCCCTAGTGGCCTACATCAAGGCCGACGTCCAGGTAGCGGCGCTGGCGGCAGGGCGGGTCTACGGCGCCGAGCTGCCCCCGCAGGAGGCAGCCCAGATGCCCCGCAAGGCTGTAGTGGTGACGGCGGCTGGCGGGGGAGCGACCGGTCCAGGCGCTCGCAGCTACCTGACGGTGAGCACCGTGCGGGTGGACGTGCGCTGCTACGGCGAGACGCAGTACGAAGCAATGCGGCTCTGGCGGGCGGTGCACGGGGCCCTGAAGGGGCTGGGGCGGCGGGTGCAGGGGCAGGCGCTCGTGCACGCCGTCTACGAAGAGGCGGGCCCGCTCCAGACGCGGGACCCGGAGGTGGGGTGGCCACAGGTGCTATCGGTCTGGGAGGCGCTAGTGGCCGAGATGGCAATCGCATGAGGAGGTAGGACGAGATGGCGACTGAGCCCTTTGAGCTGGTGGTAAGCCCGTTCCAGGTCTATGTGGCGCCGGTGGGAACGAGCTTCCCGCTCGTGAGTGCGGCCCCGTCGACTCCTTGGGTGCTGCTGGCTGCCCAGGAGGACCAGGACGAGGATGGGCTGACGGTGACGTTCGAGCAGAACATCGAGGTATTCCGCGGCCAGGACACGGCGGTGCTGAAGGCGTGGCGTACCGAGGAGGACGTGACCATCGCCTTCAACGTGGCGAGTTATCTTATCGAGAACGTGGCCAAGGCGCTGAACGACGTCACCGTCACGGACGTAGCGGCGGGCACGGGCACGCCGGGGTACCGTCACATCCCGCTCCTGCGGGGGCCGGACGTGGCGCTGGTGGCTCTCCTGGTACGCGGGCAGGAGGCAAGCCCATATGGGGCCGGCTACAACGTCCAGTACGAGATCCCGCGGGCCTACAACTCCGCCAACATCGAGATAACCCACAGCAAGTCTGGGGTGGCGCTGGTGCGGTTCGAGTTCAAGGCGGTGAAGGATCCCACTGCCGGCTACGGGCGCCTGGTGATGCAGGACGCCGCGCCAGCATAGGAGGGATGAACGCGTGGGCAGCGGGATAGCAGCATCCCTGAGCCAGGTA